AGTAAAGAGTTGAAAAAGCAATTCGGTAGAACTGGAGCAACAAAAGATTCTCCAGTTCATGATATTACCGTTGGTTCTCCTAAATCGAAAGTTAAAGACCCAGGACAAAGAGCAAGACAATTTGTTCGTGCTCTTAAAGATGTGAAGGATACAGTAAAATCAAAGAAAGGTATTGCTACAAATACTCCAACTGCAATATCATCAGGTGGTAAGAAGAGAAAGAGAAGTGATGAAGAAGGTGCAGAACAAAGAGGAAGAGTTTATAGTAAACTAGGTATGGGTGAGAGAAACCCGAAGACTGGAGTGCAGATGGCTAAAATCTCTTGACTTTCTAAATAATCTCTGTTATGCTTAAATTTGATAAGGGGAATTAGTTTAATTAGTAAAATCTATCTCTTGCACAGATAAGAAAACGGGGCAGAACCGTTATTCTCCATACTTTTCATCAAATTCTTCAATTCTTTTCATTAACTCTTCTAAAGTAATAGAAGAGTTTTTATGTTTTGATATGTTTTTTGAATGAACTAATAATTGGCAGTTTGCTGGATGTGATAGTATTTTTGGGTCTACTTTCATCTCAAAACCATCTCTAACCGAAAACATATGGTCTCTACTTACTCCACCAAGATTGTTCTTTTTATTTGAGGGTGAATACCACCCATATTTTTCAACCAAATCAAAGTCAAATTCTTCTTTATAATCTGCTAAATTAAAATTAAACTTACAATCTAACCTATATTTTTGGAGAGAATCCATATTATTTCTTTCATATTCTTTTTTACAATTTGAAGAGCAGAAAAATTTGTTTTTTGAAAATAATTTATCACAATTCAAACAAGATTTTTTATTTTGATTTCCAATACGATTTTTTAATGTCTCTCCAATTTTATCTCCCCAACTAACTGTTCTACCTCTATTGGTATATGATGCACTACAAGAACTATTGCAAAATGAATTATCCAAACGTTTTTCGAAAGGTATAACCTCACTACACTCTTTACAATATTTTGGGTTTTGTGAATATTTTTTTCTTTCTTCTTTTGATTTTTGTTTAAAAGTATTTTTACATTTAGTATAATCTCTCATATACTTGTTTACATAGTAATTTCTACAGGAGAGGGAACAATATACTTTCTTTCCTTCTGTTTGATTATTACATTCAACGTTCTTGCACTTCATATTTAAATTTCTTTAAAGTATTTATAAAAGTGGAGTTTTCAGGAGTCGAACTTCTCCATGTGTACCACTTCCCAAACTGTCCACCAGACCCCTCACGGGGTCTTTTTTTGTGCTATGATTACGGAGTAATCGAAAGAGTTGTTATGACTAAACTTCTTGAGTTTGCTGATTCCAGTGCAATCTCCAAGATTTCTCTGGACAATGATAATAATGAGGTTGGAATTTCTTTTACTTCCAAACCTGATAACTTCTATCTCTTTGAGTGTGATGATGTGAGTGAGTTTGAGACTAAAGTGAATGAAGTGGTGAGTGCAAAAGAAAGTCTTGGAAAGTTCATTGCATCTTCGCGCAAAGATGGAACACTTGTAGCAGTGTAGTATGGAGGGATTTACTGTTGGAAAAGGAATGGAATATGCCGCCATTCCTTTTGGCGATGAACTTATGATTATTCATAAAGGAAAGCAACTTAAAGTTTGTAAAACTGAAGATGCTGCTAGAAAGTTTATTGACAATCACAAGAAAGGTAAGAGTGAAGCAAAACTTCCACTAGATGGATGAAACTTCATTCGCAATTAATTTTTAACCTCAATAAGGACTATTTCAAATGACTCAACTATTTGTTAAGCAGCTTATTGAAGGTTGTACTGCTGGTCTTCCTGCCCAGATTAAGTATTATACTCAGTTCAACCAACCAGTTAAGATTATTGACGATACGCTTGCTGAGGTTATCGCTGCTGTCATCAATAATACTTTCTGTGGTGGTTCTGGTGGTGGAGGATGGGATCATGTAGATAATGGTGAGGTTAAAAATTCCTCTCATGTTCAATCTAAGTTTTGTGCTAATTGCGGAAAGAAGGTTTCTTTTTTTGCTGTTGAATGTCCTCACTGTTCTTCTACTTCTTTTAAGGCAACATCAAAGCAAAAGAACACTAGTGTAACTAATCCGCGAGATGGTCGATGGGGAATTAGTGCCAAGAGTCATTTTCAGTATAAAGAAGAACTCAAAGAGTATCGCCTTTCTTTGGTTGAACCGTTGATCGATGATCCTCAGTGTCGTGAGTTTCGTTATACTTACTTGTCTCTTGATAAGGATAGTGAACACCTTAATCTTTATGCTCAAGCACAACTTGATAGTGATAAGTCAAATCATATCAATTTCCAACCTTATGGGGTTGATTTCTATCTCAGTCGTCCAGTAATGAAGTTTACTGGTATTCTGAAGGTACATGATGATTGTACTGAATTCAACTTTGAGTTCTTTGATCTTGATAATACTACACCTGTAGATATTCCTTCCAAGTTTGCTGGTAAAGATTCTCAATCTGTGATAGAATCAAAGAACTTTGGCAAAGAACGTGGAGAGTGGGTACGCAATTGAATTATAAGAACCAAGATTGTATTGAATATCTTAAAAGTCTTGATGACCGTTCGGTGGATCTAATTTGCACAGATCCACCTTATTATCGTGTTGTTAATGATGAATGGGATAATCAATGGTTTACCATTGACAAATACTATGAGTGGTGTGAGCAGTGGATTGTAGAACTTGGTAGAGTTGCTAAGTGGAATTGTAGTTTCTGGTTGTTTGGATTTCCACAACAACTTTGTTCACTACTTCCAGTTATTGAGCAATCTGGATTTACATTTAGACAGCAGATTGTTGTGAATAAAGGTATGCAGGCAGTTGCTGGGCGTACCAGTAATAAACTAAAAATGTTCCCCACTGCTACAGAAAGTATATTCTTCTTTCACTATGAAGCAAGAGATCATATCCGTGACATTCTTCAATCAGAGCGTAAACGTCTTCAATGGAAGGGATCTGATGTAAATGCTTATCTTGGTAAAGCAATTACTGGGGGTGGTGCATTTGCATGTATGGCGTCTGAAAAGAAACCTCTTGAGCATAGAGTGTATCCAACCCGCGATGATTGGAATAAACTGTCTGAAGTAATGACGTTGCCAAATTATGATAATTTAGTTTATACATTCAATCTACAAAAAGGATTGACAGATGTTTGGGATGATATTAACTTCTACAATCGGAAAGTTGAGAAGTTTCATAGTACACAAAAACCTATTCCTCTTATGGAAAGGTTGATTAAAACTTCTAGTAATCCTGGACAAACGGTTTTAGATATTTTTGGTGGTTCTGGAAGTACAGGAGTGGCATGTAAACTTCACGGAAGAAAATTTATTGGATGTGAAATTGATGAAACTTATTATCAAAAGTCACTAGAAAGAATTAACAACACTGTGCCACTTGAGGAAGTGGCACAAGACCCCCAGAATCCCCTGGTGGATGCCCTATACTGAAAAGGTAATCAAAGGAACACCTCAAATGAGCACCAGAAGTCGCATCGGTCTTGAACTTTCTGATGGTTCTATTCTTTCTGCTTATCATCACTGGGATGGTTATCCCGAATGGTTGGGTCGTATTCTGAAGACTCACTATAACACCAAAGAGAAAGTTGCTGAACTGATTGATGGTGGTGATATGAGTTCTTGCTGGACTGAATCACGTTGGGATGATAGTGCTGATGGTGAATATGGTCCCGAATACTATTCTCAGCGTGGTGAAGATTGCCCTCCTCGCCTTGATGCAAACAAGTACGATTACCTTGCAGAAGGTGAAGAGTACGCCTATCTCTACACCCTGAATGGTGAATGGGTGTGCTATAATCGTAATGAGTTCGGGAGCAAGTATCCTGAAGTTGTTGAAATCCCCTCTGGAGCACTCGCAGTATGATTACCACTATTATGGCAGCATTTGCCTTCGGTTATTGTGTAACTGACCTTGCACTTTCTGTTTATTCTAAAGTTAAAAAATGAAACAACAAAACGGATTTATTGACACTGGTGTTGCTCTATTTGCTGTTGGTGTAGTTGTAATTAGTGGTGTTCTCTTTATTGGTGGTCCACAATACAATGTGTGGCAACAATCTCTTGCTGGTAAGGCAGAACTGAACAAGGCGGAATACACACGTCAGGTAAAAGTTCTTGAAGCAAAGGCACTCAAAGATGCTGCTGTTCTTCAAGCAGAAGCAGAAGTTGAACGTGCAAAAGGTGCAGCATCTGCAAATAAAATCCTTGGAGAAAGTTTGAAGGGTAATAGTGAATATTTGCAGTATTTGTATATTCAAAATCTTGAAAATGCAGATAACAGCAAGGAAAAAACAGTAATCTATGTTCCTACTGAAAAAGGTATTCCTATTCCTATCACCGAAAGTCAGCGTCTAAAGCAAAACTAAATAATACTGCCTGAAGTTGACGGCAATCTCTACAGGTAAGAATTGGTGCTCCTTGTGGGCACCTTTTCTATTATAAATAATACTGCCGTCAACTAAAGAGCAGTTATGAAAGGACTAATTTATTGTGTCCATTGTATTTCAACAGGAAAAAAATACATTGGACAAACCACACAAATTTTAGAGAAAAGAATAAACAGACACTTTTGTGATAGTCAAAAAACAGATTATCACTTTCATCGTGCCATAAAGAAATATGGTAAAAATAATTTCATTTATGGCATTGTTGAGGAATGTGATATTGATAAATTAAATGATAGAGAAACTTATTGGATTGGTGCGTATGAAACATTTGAGAATGGATATAATAGTGACACTGGTGGATTAAATGGTAGATTGATGAGTGAAGATACCAAACAAAAAAT